ATGTATATGTATATCATAATTTGTCATGAATTACACATTGTTTGTGCTACCTGCTCTGCCAGCATGAGAAGGGAAATTACTATCGGCCGACGATGACTCTATTGATAACGACCGCTCAGAAGACGTTTGTGCTGCGATCGCATCGCGGCGCAGTATGTCTTTTATAATTTTGTGCGAAATCGCATCACCAAGATTATCAACGACCTCTTGATCCATTGCATCGCGGTTATTCAGGTCAAAGAACATCTTCTTGAAGTTGCGCACAGTGTCCATTTGATGTGCATCCAACCGTTTCAACTCGGATGCTTGTGACATTTTGTTGCGGAACTGTTCGTTTCTCTGCTTCTCCATGTTCTCTTCGGTGTACCACAGGTTACGCGCGTCTTCGGTGGGAACGAGCACGTCACAGATCTCGGGTTTAGCGATGTCCTTGATCATCTGACCCTTCTTCGTGGATGGGTCAAACGTGATATTGAACTGGTTGACGATAAACTCAGGTATCATGGGACTGGTCTCCATAAGACGATCGTATTCCTCCTTGCACATTTTTAAAAACTGGACCACAGGGAGTCTCTCTTTAGGATGCTTGGCTAGCTCTGTCTTAATGTTTCGGTAAAACTTATCCCACGCGATACTACTCACGCGATGTGCCTCGTTCAGTTGAGTGATCTTCAAGAATTGTTGCACGGTAGTGATGATACCTGCGATGATATTCATCAAACCCACGCCCATGGAAAAGTACCCACGGTATTCCTCAGGAACACGTTCTTGAGAGAAGTTTGCCGCACCAGCGAGCGTGGACATAACAATGACTGGTAATGTGTACCACATATTGCGACGGGAATAGGATGCAGTTGCCTTGGCATGTAACAGTCGCATGCACATGGACTTATCAGCCCATTCCACGAGAATGTGTTCGTGATCTACTGACCACACTGCGTCAATTGTGGTTTTTGGGACGGGTGTGGATTCACTGGTTACATCGTCTGTCTCAGGTGTGTCCGTCATTACTGTATATATGTGACACATAAGTTATTTCTTTGTATACTACAAATACCTAGGTCTGTTTTACGTAAGATATAATGGCAACAAAAATCACAACATCAACGACGATTGATGATCGCGTGATTCATCTACGAGCTGAATTCATTGAGATTATTGACATGGCAAATGTGAACGGGCAACTATTTGAGTCACTCAGAGAGAAGATTGTCAAACTACAGACGTGGTACAACGACTACATTGCCGACCATCAAGACAACCTATTTATATTCGGATTGGACTGTTTTAATTACCAAGCGAAGATCATCGATGTAGAGTACGATGATATGAAACGGCTATACTCTTCCATCACAAATCGTATGTACTGCGAGTACTTCAAACTACATCAGATCATTATTAAGTATATTTATGAACACATTAATGATAAGAAGGTGCTAGATATAGCGAGGAGTAATAATTCATTCCCTATGTACAAGGATTTGGAACCTTATAAACAATATGGTATTGATATAATTTCACAGCTGCATGATACCATTCTGCTTATGTTCGCGAGCATAAAGAACGTATTAGACAAGAAGGTGGATGAGTTACGCGTACACCGACTGAATAGTGATATTGGGTTCAATATTGATAATTTTATTCAGACCCTGCATTTTGATAACGTAGTTCTGGAGCAGAAACTAGTGTTATTTATATCGTACATGGAGTTTTTTCATAAGCTTCATGTGAAGTATCTGAAGCGGTTCACGAGCAAAATGACATTGATCTCCAGTCAGATAAACCATGACATCAAAATGGATTCGCCCGCGAAGACACGTGAGCGCCGACGCACGATGTTGTCCGATTTCAAGCAAGACAACGTCGGTGTCGAACTAATGACCCAGCTCGCAGAGGGATTATCTTCGGACAGCGAAGAGAGTGCCGACGATAACATGAGTACTGGAGCTGTTAAGACGAACATGTCACATATAGATGATATCCCTGTCCCAACAACGACGATGAGAAAGACGGTTACAAATACAGATGCTTCTATAAAAGAAGAAGAGGAGCATATGAATGTACCACCACAAGAACCAACTCTACAAAAGGGCAGATTAGGACTATCCATTCTGTTTCCCGATATAGTAGACGAGAAGGAGGAGAAGGAGGAGAAGGAGGAGAAGGAGGAGAAGGAGGAGGAGAAGGATTATAGGACCGTGTCAGAGGCCATAACAGTTGTAGTACCAGAGGAACCAGTTGTAGTACCAGAGGAACCAGTTGTAGTACCAGAGGAACCACTTGTAGTACCAGAGGAACCAGTTGTAGTACCAGAGGAACCAGTTGTAGTACCAGAGGAATCAGTTGTAGCACCAGAGGAACCAGTTGTAGTACCAGAGGAACCAGTTGTACTATTAGAGGAACCAGTTGTAGCACCAGAGGAACCATTAGTTGATAATCTACCTACTATTCCCGACGATACATCGACAACTGGATCAGCAGAATGTATTCAGTATCGTGTAGTGTTTCCTGCAGGCGCATTTGTGCGAAATGCGCCATCGTATGACAAAACTACGGCGAATATAGGTAGTATTGATATGGGAGATATCGTATGGAAAAGTGAAGTGGTTGATGCGACACGACTCATTGAACATGACAGTGGTGTAAACGTACCATGGATTCTCCTTACCAGTAACGGTGGGGGATGGGTTCCTATGGAAAGTCCATCTGGGGAGCCAGTGCTCACTGAGTTTGAAAAAGATGACGAATGAGGAAGAAGACCTAACTAGCACTACATGGCCCTCCCCCAAAATTGACCGCATGCGATCCGATATCACATGCGGTCAATATAATCAGTCAGTCAGAACACTATGTCAACAGAAGAAGAAGAAGAAGTACTCAAAGAGGTCAAAGAGCTCAATGAAGAAGATCGTTGTACGGCACAACGGCTTGGGGGCAAACGCTGTTCGCGACGACGCAAGGGTTCGAGTGATGTGTGCGGTACTCATGCGGGGGTGGTTAAACGTCAAGCCGCGCGGAGCGCGGCTGTGTTAGCCGCGACCAGCGATACAACTAGTGATACGACCAGCGATACGACCCCCAAGGAGGAGAAAGACAAAAAGAAGGACGCGACCAAGAACCGCGCGGTAGCACCTGTCAATAGCAGTCGCGGTATCCCACAGTTCTGCGACGCGCAGGGAAATGTCTGGCGCGCGGAGGATGTGTGCGTGGGTGCACCTAACCCCCGCCCAGCTTAACTTAACTTATACTAGAATAATATTTCATAATAATAACCACATGATACGATACATACATAATGTATAGTATAATGCTATTTTTTTCCGCTTTCCGCGCCATACTCAGCAACCTACCTACTTGTTCCGCACGTTCCATATCGCCCTCCACATGGCTGCGACGATGCCGATGGTGAGCAGTACATGTGTGACAAAGAGCACGTGGGGTAATATGCTCCCACCCGAACCCAATGTCATCTCGGGGTTGGTCAGCAGAGTACGATTAAGATCCATCGCCATGCCCAAAAAGAGCGCGGCGGTCAGGAAGAGTGTAGCTGCTGTCACTACACGACCTTTGGCGGCCTGCGAATGCGCTGCGGCCAGCGCTGCCAGTGAGAGACTTGTGAATAAACCCACATTACGTGCCGTGGTGTGGAAGAACATGCGTGCACGGAACAACCTTGTTGTCGACTCCTTTGTTTCTGGTTTCTGTTGAGCGGTCTGTTGCTCTTGATAGTATGTCTGCATGACTATGTGCGTACAGTACGTACAGTACGTACAGAAAATATCGATAGTCCAATAGATATATACTAGAAAAAGGAGGTAGAAACAGCGCTACAATGGTATCTGAACCGACGATTGGAATAACTCTACTAGTATGTCTGGGGTTGTACTGCGTGTTTTGCGCGATGTAATGCGAGTGCTGTGGGGAATGCGGCCGAAGGGACAGACGTGATTGGAATACTCGTTATATATATATTGTTACTGTAATATATAACGAATATGGTTAAATTAATAAAGGGATCGCATCACAAAGTAAATAAAGTTGGTGGAGGCGTCGGCTGTTCTCGACCCGGGGCTTGTAACGGAGATAGAGCCAATATAGAGGAAGGAGACCCAAATACTATTGAAGAATATCTTGGAGGTGCAGTTGAAGAGGAACTGACAGAATACGTGAAAGAATATTTAGATAGAGGTGCAAATCCAAATATATTGATTCTAGATGAACATCTGCATTTACCTGAAGATTTACGCTCGGAACCTGAACTAGTTCCGGTTAGTATATATGCGGCAAGGCATATCCAACCTTCTACAATCCTGCAATACTTAGTGGAAAAAGGTGCATTTCTAGAACCAGATTTGGGTACAACACTATTAATAGAAGCGGCTGAATATGGTAATTTACCTGCAGCAAGATACCTGTTGAGTATAGGTGTCGATATAAATGCTACAACTGGAAGTGGTGTCACTGCTATTGGGTATGCTGTGATGAACGGAGACATTCCCATGATTAGACTTATGCTTGATGAACGGAGAGGTGAAATAGATTTTAATTATACCATTTTTGGTACAGATCATGAAAATGTGATTGATGAAACAGCAGATCCAGAAATAGCAAGAATATTAAAAACATATGCAATTGAACAACGCCTTCCAATTCATTCAGAAAGACAACAAAATAGGTTAAATGTAGGTTATGTTATGGATAAGAAAAGAATGCCAGGAGATTTGACACATAAAATAATAACAGAACAATTTGGCGGGAAACGAAAAACAAAGCATCGTCGTAAACCACGCAAAAAGAATACCCGCAAAAAGAATACCCGCAAAAAGAAGCATACTAGAAAAAGGAGGTAGAAACAGCGCTACAATGAGTATAACAATGGTGTCTGAAACGACGGTTGGAATAACTCTACTAGTATGTATTGGGTTGTGTTGCGTGTTTTGCGCGATGGAATGCGAGTGCTGTACAGAATGCGGACGGGACGACGCGGGCGCCGCAGCGGAAAGTGAGGTGGTTTCGAACCCGATTGAGGTTTAGAGGATTACGCGGGAGGGGGCGGGGATTAATATGGGAGTACTGTAAAGAGGATGGAAACAGGCTCAGACGATGAGGGCTCGTCATGTGTTGTTGTATAATGATATACGGTATTCGCGAAGTGTAAATAGATGCTTATCGTTTTGTATATCATTCAATGTTCAGTTCTGTATTTTTCATATCCATTCTTTGCGATATACTCCATCGTTCGCATCGTGCCTCCGTACGAGGAACCTGAATGACCTCCCGCTATATCCTGTTCATTCATTTTAGTATTTATTCGCTCCATCTCAGGAGTCGTGCTAAACATAAAACCTTTCCCATCTGGAGGAGAGTATGATCGCAACCAATCCCACAATTCACATTGGGTTATCGCCCAATGCGCATTCACCAAATACGGCGCCATATAGTCATCCATAAAATCAAAACTTCCGTCGCCGAAATAATTCGTTGTTTCATTTTCCATTCTGATACTATCATACTATCCATCTCTTTATACATATTGCATGTGGTATCCAGGCCTTTCGGAGCCATATCCTATATCTCTTAGAAAATACATAGAAAAAGACGTTACGTATTATTGGTCTGTTATGTACGTTTTCTGGATATACGTTTTCTGGATGTACGTTTTCTGGATATACGTTTTCTGGATATACGTTTTCTGGATATACGTTTTCTGGATTTCTTACCCTTTCGGTTGCGACGAGATTTACGTTTGCCTCCTTTTGTATGATGTGGTGGAATATCTCCTTCCTTCAGAACAAAAGCACGTACCGAATCGTTAAGGTGATATGGTTTAATCGGTTGCATGGAACGATTGTGCAAGACCCTGGTGATTTCTGGAATCATTCTTGCTTCTTGTATTCTTTTTTCTTTTTCATATGCTTCTATTTTTTCAGCAAGGTTGTGGTGCACAAATTTAGTCTCATACGTCTGTTCGGTATTCGGATTTCGCCACAGTTGGCTATATGGGAGTGTTACGACCGTAAACTGTCCACCCTCACCACCGACGGTATCTGTCGTCGTGTATGTATCTATAAGTGTTGTATAACCGTTCTGTACTAAATAATCTGCCTCAATATCGGTTTGTATTTGTTTTTGTAAGTATCTTGCTCGTCTATTATCAGCAGCAGCAGCAGCAGCAGCAGTAACAACAGCAGTAGCAGTAGCAGTAGCAGCAGCAGTAGCAGCATAAGCGTTCAGTCTCGTCTGCTTCTCTATCTCCTTTCTATGATTGAAGTCTGTTACACGTTTTTCCAGGTCACTGTGGCGACTAGGAAGGCTGTTTTCTAGTTCAAATACACGATCGTTATCTACTAAACCTCTGAATAACCCAGCTACACTACGTGACACTATCTTTCCACGGACCTCGTTGAATTCTTCTTCTTCTACCTGAACATAATTACCCTCTCTGACATAATACAAATCCCTACTTGCTTGATACTCTTGTATCTTTCCATCTACCTCGACCTTCATCCATGTGCCTTTGGTTATCTTTGGAATAACAACAGCAGCACTCATCCTATATATTAGACATTATATATTATATACATTCCTGCATATCGGGTGATGTCGTGTAAAGAATTGACCAAAGTACGTCACGGTATATGGTTGCATCATACCAATCAAATCCGCGAAAAAAATAATGGACACATCGATCCTTGGAATAAGCATGATGATATTCTTCTTAGTGTGCGTTGTGTTTTGCGCGATGGAATGCGAGTGCTGTTCAGAATGCGGACGGGGCGCCGCGGGCGCCGCAGCGGAAGGTGAGGTGGTTTCGAACCCGATTGAGGTTTAGATGGGATGGAACGGGATTGATGGGTCCTGTCCGAGAGAATGTGTATTGTTTGTATGTGTTGCGTCTTATTGAAAACAAAATTGAAACTATAATAATGATTATATCATAATCATTATACTACTTTATCAATATGCAAACAGAACCTACTCCACTATTGATTTGTGCTGAACCAAAGACGATATCTGTGAGATATTGCCCCCATTTAGCAGCAGCTGCGTTAAACGCTGAGTCAGGCAGGTGTGACATGTGTGAATATAAAAGCCTTTGCGATCAATGGACTTGGGACGATATGTCTCAGATTGTTAAAGAGGGGTTATCTAACGCACAGGTCGAGACTAGTGTAGACTTCGTAAAAAAACTGGAGTCTCTTTGTACGAATCCGTTGTTAGCCAGTGTGATGACACCTGACATATTATCTACGATTGATATAAATAACTGGTTTATACAGGATTACTGTAGGAGGGGGGGGTATTATCGTACGGATCCTATTACCAACGAACAAGTTCGTGTGCCCCGACGACGCTTTTATTATTGGGATGACGAAATGACAAATTATGAAGCTCTTTGTCAGACAATTGTGAACCTATTATCTGTAATAGATGATTGGGTTTGGGATGAGGACGAGGGGGAGACTTACCCGATGCTGTATTCTAAGGTTGATGGCGAAAAAACCATGATCGCAAGCATTATTGACATATACGATACAATGATAGACATGTATTTTACAGTGTCTGAGTCTGAGTCTGAGAATGAAGAATGTGATAGTGTGAGTTGAGTTATAAAAATAAGGTGATTATTGTGTAATAAAATAAAGTGTGCGTATATCTCAAATGCCCGCAAGACTTGGTTTTCGCATAAGTAACCGCCGCGTGACTTATACAGACACTAGTTTAAGTAGGAGTCGTTTAGTTACACCATCGAATAATACATATTCTTCATGTCGCCAGAGTCCTATAAATATTAGTAGTCGTCCTGATAATTTTGTTATTAATGCGCCTATTGGTTTTTTAGATATAACATATAAATCTGATACTGCACTGCAAGCTAAGAGAACTGATACACATGGCCATGTCTCGTTTGTAACGAGTAATCCTGATTATATAACAAGTTACAATGGATATGATTATAAATTACTTCAATACCATGTTCATAGTCCATCCGAACATCAAGTAAATGGGAAAATATACAATGCAGAAGTGCATTTTGTTCATAAAGATGAATTATCTAATGAATACCTGGTGCTAGCAGTTTTTCTTGACATAGATATTACGTCTGAGAGAGTATTCGATGGCGCAATATATGAAGAAGCAGGTCTTACAAGTGCAAATACCTCAGTGTCTCTAAATATGTTACAATTAAGTGATGTGTTTTCGTCTGATTATTTTACATATGCTGGTTCATTAACAACCGAGCCGTATAATGATGATGTTACCTGGGTTATATTTACACAAGCTAGTGGAACTGATGTAACTAAGATAGGTCATGCTTCAAATGCTGGGACACCACGGGCAATACAAACAAACATCCATCCTGCAGAAGTCTTATCTTTTAAGGGTGTTGTTTAACTCGGTCTACAATCCCGTTTCCATGTATCGCTTATATGTGTCGCGAGAGAAGGGTCTTGTTTGTATGTGATGTGCGTGATGTGCGTGATGTGCGTGATGTGCGTGATGTGTGCGTGATGTGATGCGCTTGTGGTGCGTGATGTGATGCGTGATGTGATGCGTGATGTGGTGCGTGATGTGTGCGCTTGTGTGTGCGTGTTGTGCGCGTGTTGTGTGTGTGTCGTCTGCGCGTGTTGTGTGCGTCCGTGTGCGTCCGTGTG